AATACTATGTATTATGGTAGTGCTGATAATAATTTTTCTGGATTACAAAATCATATTTGGTATGTAAATGCAGGAGTAAATACACCTGCCACTGGTCACACTGAAGCAATGCGTATTAATTCTTCAGGCAACGTGGGAATTGGAACTGCTAGTCCTACTCGTCTTTTACAGCTGACAGCTGGAGAAGTTTTTATGCGTTTTAACCCTACGACAGTTGCTGGAGACTATAGATTCCAAGCTGCAGACGGTAAATTTTACGTCACCCCTGAAGATACAGGTGTTCCAACAATGACGTTCTCATCAGGAACATTAGGAGTAGGTAGTACTGGAGTATATGCTACAGCCCAAGATTTAAACTTGTCAGGTAAAGGAGTTTCTTTAAAAAATAATGTAAATGGCTCAAATAATAATTGGAGTTATATTCATAATACTGCAACAGGAAATAGCTCAAATTTAGTTTTTGCTACAGGAGCATCATTAACCGCTTTAACTTTAGCACATAATGGAAATGCAACTTTTGCAGGAAGTGTAACATCTACAAACAGACTAACAGTAGCAGCAGCATCAACAGGTAGTCCATATTTAGATTTTACACAAAATGGATCAGAGAAAGCCTACATACAATATGTTGATGTAGGAGATAATCTTGTTATGCAATCGGACGGTGTAATGAATTTTAGAACTGGCGCTACATCAAGACTAAGTATTAGTAATGCTGGTGACTCAACTTTTACAGGAAATGTTAATGTGCACAAGGCTTCTAGCCCAGTATTAAGTATAAAAGACACTACCAATAATGTTGATTTATTACTATATAGCCAAGACAATGACTCACATATTGGAACTTATAGCAATCACGACCTCACTGTTGATACTAACAGCACAGAAAGAATCCGCATTACTAGCGCAGGTAACGTAGGAATTGGTACTACTTCTCCTCAAAGGATATTAGATGTTGCAGTAGCGGCAGACTCTGTTGCAACTGTAGGGGCTTCGCAAATGGGTGTAGGGAAATACGCTGGTATTCATTTTGGGTATAGAGAAAATAATACTAGCTATAGAAAATCAGCAATAGTATTTGAACGTACAGATCTTTTGTCAGGTAATGCCCAAGGTAAAGTTCATATTTTAAATGGCCCTCAAGCAGGTGCTGGTAGCGCAACTTTAGCAGATGCTAAATTAACAATTTCTGAAAATGGCAACGTGGGGATTGGGACTACTAGTCCTAGCGCGCCACTTGAAGTTGCAGGAAATCTTTTAATAAGCACAACATCAGGTACACCCGCAACTGGAACTAATGGTTTAGTTATAGACCACGCAGCCACTATTGGTGGAGGAGCTAACTCTAGATTCTATAGCCGAGGAGATGCAGCAAATAGAGGCGGTTTTCAGTTTAATCAAATTAAAAATGACAACACGGACTCAAGAGCTGTACTAACTATTGATAAAGATGCTACAGCAACTTTTGCTGGAGATTTAATGCCTGCTGCTGAAAATTTATATGATATTGGTTCAGCATCTGTAAGATGGGAAGATATTTTTGCAGACCAAGTTTATGGTAGAGATTTTTATGTTGATACAAAAATTATTCATAATGGTGATACTAACAACTATAAAGAATTTGGAACTGACACGCAGATTTTTGTTACTGCTGGCGTAGAAAAAATGCGTATAACTAGTGGATTAAGCAATGCTGGTTTTGTAGGCATAGGAGCTACTTCACCAGGCACTATTAATGGAACAACATTTGGAGGTGTTCTTCTTCATACAAAAGGTTCTGGAAATATAGGAAGACTAGTGTTAGAAGGAGTTGTTCAAGGAACTATGTTAATGAATGCTTCTGGTTCAACCGCAAATAAAAGACTTAAGTTTATACAAGCTAAATCTGAAAATGGTGCTTCAGGTGGAGATGCTGAATTTAGAATGGGTAAAGTTAGTGATAGCGGAACAGAAACAACTCAATTATCTATACCTGACAATGGAGATGTGGTAATAGAAACCGCTGGTCAAGGTCTAGTGTTAACATCTGCAAATGGAAATCAATTTAGAATAACTGTTTCAGATAGTGGGCAACTAGGAACAACTCAAATATAAAAAATAACAATTATCTTAAACAAATAAATAAAAATGACAACAACATACGATTGGAATTGCAAAACAGTAGACTGTTACCCTAATGACGGAGAATACACAGATGTAGTATACAACGTTCATTGGATAGTAACTGGAACATCAGACACTTTAGACCCTGATGGTAACGCTTATACAGCAACAAGTATTGGTACAGAGCAAGTAAGCACGAGTGATCTTTCTGGGTTCACACCTTTTGCTGATCTTACAAACGCTGATGTAGTCGCTTGGACTAAAGCAGCTATGGGTGCAGAGCAGGTTACAGCTTTAGAAACAAATCTTGATAGTCAAATAGCTTTAGAGATTACACCAACTTCAGTTACACTTACTATTGGTCAGCCTGTACCAGCTGAATAGTTTGTTGCAACATAAATAGGTTGTATCTTTACTTTATAATTATTTAATTTCAAAAAAATGTCACAGATATCAAAAGAACTTTTAACTGAATTGCAAGAAGCAAAGCAGACAATGCAAGCGGTTCAAAATGAATTAGGTCTAATGGCTATTGCTGAAAGTACTAAGCCAGAACTATTAGCTAAGTACAAAGAGATGCAAGATCAAATCAGAAAAGCTTCTGAGAAGATACAAGAAGAGCACGGTGCTGGCAATCTCGATATGGAGACTGGTGAGTTCACCCCCTCTGAGGATGTGCCTTTGTCAGACGCTGTAGCAGAGTAGTAAAACACTAAAGCTATTATGGCCGCCTAAATTGGCGGTCTTTTTTTTTACTATCTTTGTGATAATAACTTAAAAATATTATCCGATGTCATCATTCATAACCGCTAAAGTAACTGACACTATAGATACAGGTACGACCACTTATATATCTACAGGAACAGCAACAGCTTGGGCCACAACTCAATTGGTAGACAGTGGAGCGACTTTCCAAACAGACGGTGTTGCTGCTGGTGATGTAGTAAAAAACACAAATGACTCAGATACCGCAACTGTTGTTGCTGTAGTTAGTCAAACTGAAATAACATTAATAGCGCCCATAGCTGGTCCAGCTGATGCTGGTTATCAAATATTCCCTCCCACTGGTAACATCTTAATAGATCAAGGTCAAAACTTTTCAAGCACAGTTGAAGTTGGAGATGTGGTTCTTATCAAAGGAGCTAGTGGTAAGTCAGCTACAGTGTCAGTTGTTTTATCAAACAACTCCCTTACGTTAAGCACATCTATATTTGCTGATCAAAGTGTTCAAGGGGTTCAGTTTGTTATTCTATCGGGTTACGGATTTGAAAATAAGCAGTTAATAGGGATGAGTGAGTCACTAGTAACAGTAGATCAAGTTGGAACTACTCAAACAAAACTTTATTACACACACGGAGCTAGTCACGTTATGACAATTTCTCATACTTCTGCTGGAACAAACCTAATGCAAGACGCATTCAATAATGTTCTTTTAAGCGGGAACTTGAATCAAGGCTATGGACCTTCTAGTAGTTTAGCTATGCCCGCAGGTGTTCTTATAGAAGGGATAACTCTAGCTAACAGCTAGAACAGTGTCTGATAAAGACTTCTTAAAAAAATATAGTTTAGCTGCTTTTAGCAAGCCTAAGAAAACTCCTAGTCACCCTTCTAAGAAAGGAATAGTAGCTGTGAAGATTGATGGCAAGCCTAGGATAATAAGGTTTGGAGATCAGAAAATGGGACACAATTACAGCCCCGCTGCTAGGAAATCTTTTAAAGCAAGGCACGCAAAGAACATTAGCAAGGGGCCATCAAGCGCAGCGTATTGGGCAGATAAGTTTTTTTGGGCTGGTTCTAAAGGCTCTAAGAAAAGACCACCCGCTTCACAGAAAGTAAAGAAATATTTAGAAGGTGGATCAGTTGGTCCAGGGGATTCTGATTTACTTGACGAAGAAATATTTGTAAGACAAGCATATAGAGAATCTGCATTTAATCCTAACGCTATTTCTTCTAGTGGTGCTCGTGGTTTAGCTCAAATAATGCCTGAGACAGAAAAAGAAATAGTAAGAATAAATTCTTTTGATGAAGGGAAGTTTGACCCATTAGATCCAATTCAAGCTGTTAAAGCTCAAAAAGACTATATGTCTTACTTAATAGAGAGACCTTGGATTAAAGGCACTAATGAAGTTAAAGTTGCAAAAGCTTTAATGGCTTACAATTTTGGTGAGGGAAACACTTTAAACCTTTTAAATAAATTAAAAGCTGAAGGGGTTAATATATATGATTCAGTTGAAGATTTTTCACAATACTTCCCTGTTGAGTCTAGAGAATATGTTGAGGACATTACCGATGAATTCCGTATGAGAGAAAAAAATGGTGAAATGGTTGGGAAAACAGAAGAAGGATTCTTAAGAGCTTTACCAAAGTATTATATATTAACCACACCAAATTCTTAACAGAAACTTCCTTAAATTTGATATTATGAAAAACAATCAAGGATACAATTCTCGCCTAGACGAATCTATAGGGATGCGTGATGGAAAGAAGTCTCAGTCTATGAAAGACCGAAGAGACGAAAGCAAAGGAATGAAGACGGCATCTGGTAAAAGAGCTTACAGCGCAGACAAATCTATGGATATGATGATGGGCGGTGGCAAAATGAAAGAGATGTACGAAAAGGGCGGAATGATTAGAGCTATGCTAAAGGACCCTAAGCAAAGAGAAATGGCTAGAAAAGCTATGCAAGGATATAATGATCGTCAAGACGAATCTCTTGGAGCTAAGGATGGTAAAGAATCTGGTAAGTCTCAGTCTATGAAAGACAGAAGAGATGAGAGTTCAGCGATGGAGCCTCGTAAATATGGCACTGTAAAAACTATGAAATTCCGTAAGAAATAGAATGGCTTCTCTTAAACTAAATATAAACACTGTTAGTTCCAATGCTGTTATAACTAGCGATATTGTTGATATTGTTAATTGGAAAGCTGGGCAAATAACTGGCACATCTGCTAACTTAGTTACTAGCACAACAACAGACGCAAATGCATCTCAGCTTATTGATAGTAATGTGAATTTTAATTCACCTACCGCTCAAGTTTTAATAGGTGATAAAGTCATTAACATTGCTAATTCTTCTGTTACTACGGTTACAGGGATAGTAAACGATACCACCCTTAGTTTAACTGATGACATAATTGATGCGGGGGTGGCATACTCTATTGGAGTACCTTCAGATTCGGGTCAAGTATACAGTGCTACTCCTACAGACTTTGGCATAAATAGTTATTTCACTCCTGATATGGCAGGTTCTATTATAGTTAACACTACTGATACTACTAAAACTACAATCCTAGAGGTCATTAACAGCAACAGAATACAGACAGCTATTACCACAGAAGATTACGGTTTAGCAAAGGCGTTCACAGTACATACACCATCAAGTAATTATCCTGGATACGCATTATACGTAAGCACTTCTGCTTCAATTAGTGCCATAGCAGCCACATATGTATCCTTTAAGGTACTTACAGTTGACGGAGACATAACCACATTTACTAACTTCCCTATAGGTACTGTTCTTCCCGTTCAAGTAAAAAGAGTTTTCACTACAGGTTTAGCTGGGACTCCAGTTTTTGTAGCGATAGTATAGTCTTTCACCTAGACAATTATTAAGCCCTCACTATACGTGGGGGTTTTTTATTCACTAACATATTGATCAGTATCTTATTATAATTTTGTACTTATAAATAAATACAACTTTATGAATTCAATTGAATCAAATATGGAGCAGGCTATTGAAGCAGCAGGTTTCGAAATAATGGATGGTCCCCCTCCAGGAATGGAAGGAAGCCCTAATGTTGAACAACCTCAACTTAGTGAAGGACCACCTCAAGTAGAAGAGCCTGCTCAAGAGCAAGCTACAGAAAACATTCAGGAAACTCCTCAACCTGATACTCCAGATAATGTCGAAACGACTACTGAAGTGCCACAAGCGGATGATTCTTTGTATACCCAAGAAGACTCAGGAAACTTTAATTCTTTTTCAGACGAAGTGTTTGGTGAAACGCCATACTCAGAAGATCAGGAAAATGAAGAGACTGAAGACTCTTTTTATCTTGACCCAAGAATTCAAGTGATTGCTGATTTCGTAGAAAAAACAGGAAGAGCACCAGAAGATTGGTTTCGCTATCAAGCTTTAGATCCCGAACAAATGGATGATCAACAAGCAGTGAGACTATCTATTTCTAGTGAGCATCCTAACTTGTCTAACGAAGAGATTGACCTATTGGTTAGCTCTAAGTATAAAGTAGATGAGGATATCTATTCGGAAGAAGAAGTTCGCTTTTCTAATCTACAGCTCAAGATGGACGCAGAAAAAGCAAGGGGAAGTATGTCAACTCTAAGAGAGGGATATATGGCACCTGAACTAGCTGCACAGTCTAACGAGACGTTTGAAAATCCGTTTGATAATGAATGGCAAAATGATATGTCACGTTCTGTATCTGAACTTAGTCAAATAGGATTTGACTTACCTAATGGTAAAGAGTTTAGTTATGGCGTGCCAGAAACTTACCGTTCAGAGTTGACTAATGACAACACTCGTATGACAGAGTATTTTGACAAATACGTAGACACTCAAGGAGATTGGGACCACGATTTATGGAATATGCACAGGACAGTTACAGATAACCTTCCTGGTATTATAAAAAACATATATCAACAGGGCCTTAGCGATGGACAACGTGCTGTAGTCGAAACGGCTGCTAACGTTAAAACCGATGCTCCAAGAGGATCAGACCAACCTCAAGACAACTCTCTGGCACAACAAGTAATTGAAGCACTTGGCACCAGACAACAAATTCGAATCAAATAATAAATTCTTAAAATAATATAAAGAATGGCACTACAAACACCCCCTACGTTTAATGACAGCAAACCAGCGGTCTTTAGACAATTGGATCCAGCGAAATATTCTTCGCTTGGAGACTACATAAATGAAATCAACAAGCCCGATAACAGGGATCAGTTGGTTAAAACCTACGGATATCAGCAGATCTCTGGAGGTATTACAGGATTCCTTAATCTTACTGGAGCTATCCGTGCAAGCGGAACAGCAGATCAAGTACAGTTTTGGGAAGAGACTAGATTACATAGCTATGCTACTGTAAATCCAGCCGTTACAGCTTCCACTGCTACTAGCTTTGTAATAACTAAGCCTGCGGGCGTTGCTTCAGTATTACGTTTAAATGACGTTGTACTTGTTAATGGAGAAGATCGTTGCATCGTTACTGCTATGACAACAGGTGAGATTGCTTCATCAATTGTCGCAACAGCTAATTTAGAGCTCCTATCTGGAACTTTAAGTGCTGCTCTTGCTACTACTGCTGTTAACCTACCAGTAATCGGAAACTTGTTCAAGCAAGGATCTGATCAAAACTCTGGATTCCTAGAGAGTAACGTTATCAAGCGCACAAATGCTTATAACATCGTAAAGGAAGTATTCAAGGTTACTGGTTCTCAAGCAACTAACATTGGTTGGGTTAACGTTGGTAACGGAGACTACAGATGGTACGTAAAAGGAGAGATGGACACTCGTGCTCGTTTCTTAGACAAGCGTGAAATGATGATGCTTTTAGGCGAAACCCTTGGCAACACTCTAACAGGTGCTGCAGCAGGAGTTACAGCTGGTGAAGGTTACTTTGCGTCTCTTGAGACTAGAGGTATCGTAAACACTGGTGGTGCTATTTCTAGTTTTTCTGACCTTGACGATATCATTGCTGAATTGGACAAGCAAGGAGCTACTCCTGAGTACGCTATGTATGTTAACACTGCACAAGGTTTAGCTATTGACGATATGGTCGCTAGTCTAGCGGGAGCTGCAGGTTTTGCTGCTACAACTACTGGTGTTAACGCATTCGGTGGCCGTGATGGCGGTGGAGCTGACTTAGGATTCCAATCATTCACTCGTGGAGGGTATACTTTCCATAAGCACGATTGGAAACTTCTTAATGATCCTACATTGTTATCTGGTTCTAAGTATATAGGAGCTATGATTCCTATGACTACAGTTGTTGATCCTAAGACTGGCATTCGTGCTAACGCTTTGGAGATGAACTACAAGGATACCAATGGTTATAGCCGTGAGTTAGAGCACTGGATGACAGGTTCTATCTTAGGTGTTCATAACACTAATGTTGATGATCTTCAGTTCAACTATCGTTCTGAGGCTTGTCTTGTGACACGCGCTGCTAACCAGCACGTTTTACTTAAAGGAGCTTAATTGTTTTTTATTTGGGAGGGGGATTTTCCCCTTCCCTTTTTTTTTAATTTAATATTATTTAATAATGACTAATCAAGTCAAAAACCCCAAAGCAGCTCCTGTGGCTAAAAAGACAGGATACAAAGTCGTAAAGAAAGAAGCACCTATTGTTTTATCTAAAATTTACGAAATCCCCAAAGGAGGAGGTATAGTCTGTAAGATTATTAGTGAAGCCACTTACTACGACCCTGAAAAAAAGCAAGTAAGAGGAATTAGATACTGCCCTTCAGAGCCTAGTATTTATAAAGACGAACAAAGCAATCAGTCTAGAAGAGAACATATAATTTTTAGAGATGGGTTGCTAATAGTTCCTGAGAGTAAACCAAACCTTCAAGCATTTCTTGATCTTCACCCTGACAATAGATCAAATGGAGGAACCATTTTCTTAGTTGTTGACAGAACAAAAGACACAGAAAAAGAAGTAGCTGATGAATTTTTGGCTCACGATGCAATTGCTATGGTGAGAAATAAAGATATGGATGAGCTGTTATCAGTCGCTGTTTCTTTAGGTATAAATATTTCTCAAAAGAATTTAGAGATAAGAAGAGAACTTTTAAAAGAAGCGAAGTCTAAGCCTGAAGCTTTTATGGGAATGTTTGATGACCCTCGTGTTAAATGTCGGTCTGCCGTCATTCAAGCTACAGAGTTTCAGATACTATCGTGTAAGCCTGATGGTGCTTATTGGTTTGATTCAGGGAGGTTAATTGTTAGCTGTCCTGCAGGCCAAGACTCTAGAGATATATTGGTACGTTTCTGCTTAACAGATAAGGGTTCATTAGTATATGATGAGATCCTTGCTAGACTAGAGAAACTTTCGTAAGTTTGTAGTCTATCTGTTTTTGTTACGAGTTAGTTTATGATTGAGCTAACTCAGGAGAAGGCCCCCTGGGGCCTTCTTTCTTTTCCGTATATTTGCTAAAAGGATAATTGCTATGGCAAGTGTAGAAAGGGTATTTAAATCATTAAAAGATTTGGTCAATAAAGATCAACGAGGCTTCATTACTCCGTCTGTATTTAATCAGTTTGCTGGAGTAGCACAGATGAATGTTTACAATCGCTTGTTTGATAGAATGACCAGATCATCAAGGATGGGTCAAAGACCTGCTAGTTCTAAAGAAAGTCTAGAGGATTTATCTACATTCACAAAAAAAATATCACTCACACTTGCTAACGGAATTGTTGCTAAACCTGCAGACTTTGCTAGAGCTGTAACAATCAATACCGTAACTAAAGTTATTCTAGGGGTTTCAGAATCTAATCTAGTTCAGATAGTTTATAACACAGATCACATTGATAGAATTATTAATAGTGATATTATGGCACCGTCTGACAATGCTCCTGTCGCTTTAATCTCTGACACAATAGAAGTATTTCCTAACGTGAACACAAGTATTGAAAGCATTACATTAAGGTACTATAAGTTACCTCAAGGTATTAACCCTACTACTCAAGCAAAGACAACAGCACAGCCTACATTTGGATACACATCTGCTGTAGCGGGAGTAGAGTTATATTCAGCAGCAAACAGTGTTGACTTCGAATTACCAGAAATGTACTTCACTGATCTAATTGTTGAGATAGCAGAGCTTGTAGGAGTAAGCTTAAGGGATAAGGATGTATTCAGTTACGCTTCTTCTGAGAACGAAAAAACATCTATTAGCTAATGGCACAAAATTATATAACAGTCGACCAAGTAATAAACAACTATATGATTAGTCAAACAGAGGATGACTACGGTTACACTTCTGCAGACTATCAGTTAAGACAGCACGCTTTATTAGGAATAAGAGAATTTAATTTTGATATAGCTCATAATATTAAAAGCACTATGCTTACTTATGACGCTGCATTAGGTACTGTTCCATTGCCTTCTGACTATGTAGATATGGTAAAGATTGGTGTTCTAGGAACTGATGGTTTAGTGTATGTATTTGGTGAAAACCCTAATATGAATATACTGCCTAATGAGCCAGCATCTAATGTCCCTGACGATCTTCTTGGTTTTGATTCTTACTTGTTTAGAAACTTTGAGTATCAGTCACAGATGGGTAGGATGTATGGATTAGGTGGAGGACAGTTAAGTGGTCAGTATAGAATAAACACTGATCAAAATAGAATAGAGCTTTCAGTTAATATAGATACATCTAGGATTGTAATGGAATATATTTCTGATGCTGCAAAGTGTAGCAATCCTTGTGTTCCTGTCTATGCTGAGGAAGCATTAAGAGCTTACGTTTATTACAAGGTAATCTCTAGAAGATCTAGTGTTCCTTTTAATGAGAAAGCTAGAGCGAGAAGAGAATATTATAATGAAAGAAGACTAGCTAATTCTAGATTGAAATCATTCAATAAGATGGATGCTATATCTACTATACAAAAGAGTTTCAAACTATCTCCTAAAGCTTAATATATGGCTATTGATAAGCTATTGCCCCGATATATAAATACAGATGATGACGAAAGGATTATAACTAGCGTTCAGATGAGTGACGCTCAGAACCTTCGTGTGTCTGTTGATGACGATGGTGATGCTTTACTTATTAAAAACGCTTATGGCAATCAAGATATTTCTGGAACTATAGAAAACGGCACGATGCCAACAGGTACTAATGTTACAATTGGATCTATTGGAGACGAGACAAAAGGACAGCTGTATTATTTTGTATACAACAGTAACGCTAATCATACTATTTTTAGATATGATCAAAACGGTAAAAAGCTGTACATCGTGTATCAAGATTCTGTATTACAGTTTAGTTTAACTGACCACGTACAAGCCTCTTTACTTACAAATACCAATGAGGATATACTTATATACTTCAATAGTTCGGATTCTGCTCCTAAAAAAATAAACGTTACACTGTCTGAAGCTTCTTATACAGGTGCTGGAGGTTATCCAGGTAATTTCTTTTTAAGTGGAACTGATGAGCAGAAATTGCTTTATATAACTACAGCTAAACAGCCACCTTTGGAGCCACCTGTAATGTTATTTGACAATAATCCTAACCTTCCTATAAATAATATATTTGAAGAGAATTTTCAGTTTGCTTACTTATATGAATATATAGACGGTGAAGAATCTGCTTTGAGCCCTTATACTCAAATGTCCACTACAGCATCTCAATTAAAAGATGGCTTTATAAACAATGAACAAAGAAACTTTTTTAATCAAATAAATATTACAGTAAATCATAGTGTTGCTGACGTAAAAAAAATTAAAATTGTAGCACGTAGAGGAGGAACTAAAGCTTTTGAAGTTATAGCTGACATTTCTAATAATGTAAATGGTACAACAAGCACTATTAATTTTAGTGATGATCAGGGATATATTCCTTTACCTGCTCAACAAGCTGACAAAGTATATGACAACGTTCCTCAAGTTGCTGATAGTCAAGCTATTGCAAGTGGTAGACTTTTTTATGGGGGGTATACAGAAGGTTTTCCTAATGACACAATAGAACCAACTGTGTTAGCAAATTACAATGAAAAGCCTAGTGTTTTTAATATACCAGTTACTCAAAACGCTAGTGATGATTCTTTAATAGATATAGATCTAAGTCTTACTGGTTTGACATTTCCTTTAGATAGAGATTTTGAAATTTTTCTTGATTTCTCTTGCAATGATGGAGATGTTGTTTTAGCTAATGAGTTAGTTCCAAACATTATTGCGCCTATTTTTAATGCTTTTAGAGCTTTAACATTTAATATATTAACTACTTCAACAGTAGGAGGAAATAACGATGAGGTTAATGATGTAGCTGGCGCAAGTGCTGGTCTTAAATTTGATTTTCAAAATAAAACTGTAGGTCCTAACGTAGATGGGGTGATTATATCTCCTCCAACGTTAAATTATATAACGCAAAAAGATACAGCTGATACACAAGAAGAATCTTGTTCTATTGTGATAATTAAAAGTGGAGGTGTTAAAATAAATACTAGTGGAATTCAAGTAAGAAAACAAATTTTACTTCCACAAGGAACAGTTAATCGTCAAGAAGTTCACAACATTATTGTTAACGCAATCCAAAAAGACTATCCTATTCAAGCAACACCACAAGGTGGATCTTCAGGATTTAGTAATGTACAAGTTTCAACTGGAAGTAATAACTCATTTTCTGTAAATAGTGCGGCATTTAGTGGTTATGGATACGCCTCTTTAACCAATAGTGGTTTTGAACCTAATGAAAGAACAAATATTTCTGTATTTAAAAAGTCTATTGAAAGATTAAGATTAAAAGTAGATAAATACACTACGGGTCAAAATCAAACTTCTGTAATTGATCCTTCTAATCAAAATTCTGTTTTTGATTTTATTGAAGGCGTTAACTCAAAAGGAGAGGAAATGACTCCGTTTCAATACACTAATATAGACAACGGAAGAGGTACTATTATTAAACGAACATCAGACGGAAACTCAGATAAAACGAATGGTCAAGTAAACAGAGTTGGGGCAACTGTCCAACAAGGGGGGTCTTTTATAATAGACAAGACAAAACTTAATGGAACTAAATCTTTTAAAGGAGGATCGTCTCATCAACTAGGACTAGTTTATTTTGACAATAGAGGAAGAGCTTCTGGTGTTCAAAAGTTTCCTAGCGTATATATTGAACCTGTAGGAGGTAGAACATTAGAAAATAATTTAACAGGATTTTCTGATATAACAATTAGATTAAACCAAATTGGCGCACCTAATTACGCTGAAAGATATTCTCCTGTTTATATAGGTAAAGGAACTAATCAAAACAAAATACAGTACGGTATTGGTGGGGCTTATCTATCATTTAACGATCAAAGTAATCAAGGAGGTTTTTCATCTACTAAAAATATTTACTTATCATTTAATACTCTTCAAGGAAAACAAAACTCTTACGTAAATCAAATGGGTGCATTAACCAATTATGGTTTTGCAGAGGGAGATCGTTTAAGGATAGTAAGATATGATGATGATTTAAAATCTAATATAGAATTTAGGGTTGTGAATTTTGTTACATTAACAGCAGACCCTTTAAAGAATCCTTTATTAGATAGAAGTAGCCCTGAAGCTATATTAAATACTACAGGAGATTTTATAGTAATTGAAGAAATAAAATCAGCATTGGGTTTTGATGTTAGTTCTATAGCTGATGGTAATTCTAATTGGAACAAAAAATGTTTGATAGAAATATACAGACCTAATCTAATGACAGATGCAGAAGTTTACTATGAAATAGGAACTTCATTCCCTGTTACAAACGGAGTTTTAGGGACACAAAGACCATCAACAACGGCAGATATTAAAATAATAAGTTACGATGCAGTAACAAACAGTGTTGTTGCATTCTCTACTCAAAAAATATATAAAGGAGATAGAATTGTAGAAGACGCTTCCCCTAATAGGGCTATAGCTGTTGGTAACGTTATGGAAAATAACGATGAAACAGGATATAGTTATAAGTTTTACGGAGTTTCAGTTTCAACCTGGAGTGCTGCAGAAGTAAAAGCTGTAACGGTAGATAATGCATCTGGAACTGCTGTTATGACTTTGAATGAGGGGGACTCTTATTTTAGACTAAGAACAAATTTTATAGGAGCTTCTCCTGATTATGGTGATGAAAAGAAAAATCAACTATTAGCCACTACTCAAAACGCATTGGTGGACTTTATAGAAGACTTTAGAGTAAGTGATTTTTACCCATCAGACTACACTTCTAAAGGAAGAATATTTCCTTACTTACCAGACGCTAGAAGAATTAAAAGGTATGGATCAATAACTTATTCTGATCAGTTTATAACTGGTAGTGAATATTTAGGCTTATCATCTTTTAACCTACAGCTTGTCAACTATGAAGATATGTCATATGAATACGGATCAATAAGAGGATTGGTTTCTTATGATGAGAGTATGTATGTTATACAAGAAAGAAGAGCAGGAGTTATTCCTGTTAGTAGGAATATAATTCAAACTGGTTCTGCTAATGATTTAATTACAGCTACTGAAAAAGTATTAGGGCCTATTAGATATTATGTTGGAGATTACGGTTGTAATAATAATCCTGAATCTATAGCATCATATAGGGGTAATGCTTACTTTGTGGACAATAGAGCGGGTAAGGTGTTAAGTATTCAACCACAATCAGGACTTTCTGTTATAAGTGAGCAATTGGTAAATTCATTTTTTACAAGCAGAATGTTTTCAATCCTAGCCACAGCTGTAAACAGAAGATATATTGGTGGTATCGATAGAGAAAACTATGAATATATAATAAGTTCTCCAGCTCTTACTACATCTACATTGACTATTGAAGATAATCTCACAGGAGCTACATCTACAGCTAAAGTAAAAACTGACGACAATCCAGTAGGTTTTGTGGAGAGCGAGGTTATATATGATGATGCTTTAACTTATGATTGGGACACCGATCCACATACTTTTAATTTAGATCAAGAAAAATTTAACGAGTCAGGATCAGGTCTTTTAATTGCGGACACTCAGACAAGTAACCCAATATTAGGAATTGCAGAAAGTCTATCTCCAACTAATCAACTTACTCAATTAAGTGAAATTCAAGTTACTTTAACTACTCAGGCAACTACCGCTTTTGGACAAGGTACTTTGAGTCAAAGTACAAATCAACTAACTTTAGTGAATGATGATACTACTTTAACTTTAACTGAAAGTGCTGTAACATTAAATGCTTTTACTATAGCATATGATCTAAAAAAACCTCAGTGGAATTCTAGATATTCTTATATAGCTGAAGATATATGTTCCTTATCTAACAAACTATATACGTTTAAAGCAGGTAAGCTATATGAGCATAATTCAACTACAGCAAGAAATACATTTTACGGTGTAGCGGGACCTAGTATTATTGAAGCTGTTGCAAATGCAGATCCATCTATGGTTAAGGTTTATGAAGCAATAAGTGTAGAAGGTGATAGTGGATCTTGGTCTTGTACTTTAAATAATACAACTCAAACATCTACTATAGCTTCCTCAGTTTTTGAGGAAAAGGAAGGGTTCTATTATGCACCTATACATCAAGACTCAACATTAGCTGCTGGAGCTATCTCTACAACATCTACAGCTAGTATTACTTCTGTAAGTGGAACATCAGAAATATTTGGTTTAGGTGTTGTTGCAACTACAAGTACGGGAGATGTTACTAAAGTCACATTTAAGAATGCCATTAACAATATGTCATTTCCTCTTGGAACTCTAGGAGAGAGTGGGTCTATAAGCGGCACAGCATTGTATAAAATAAACGGAAACGCATTAAATCCATTAGGTCTTTCTGCTGTAAGTGTAAGTGGCGAAAAAGAATTAACTTGTAATGTTAGTGTGATTGGTAAAGTTTCAACAAATGATGAGATAGTTTTAATAGCTTCTTCTCCTATTGAGGGAGATCCTATGAGGGACTATTATATAAAAACTAAGCTTACTTCTAATTTAACTACACCACTAGAAGTGTATGCTGTGAATTTAATTTTTGCTAAGTCTAATCTAGCTAATAATCTAAGTTAATAAGTGTTAATTTTGTAATATGAAAAAGAAAGTAAAAAAATATAATATTGGTGGGTATGTTGATTTAGGTTTAGGTCTAGGTCAAGCTGCATTAGGAATTGGTCAATATAGAAGAGGAGGTAGAGATTTAGCTCAAACCGATTCTCTTCAAGCTGGTATGATTAGATCAGAGGCTGCACGAAAAAGAATGGCTCAACAGCAAACAGACACAATGAAAGGGCTTCAGTCTATCACTAGGAATATGGCAACAGGAACAGAAGCATTAGCAAGAAGAGGTAATAGAGCCCTAATAGGTGGAGTTCAAGGATTACAATCTGCCGCAGATCAAGCTACAGCTGCATATTTAGATAAATACGGATCTGCATCTTCAGCTAAAGATAAAGCTTTAGAAAGAGCAGACTTTGGAGAATCTGCAAGGAGAGTTGATTTTGATAGACGAAGAGCACAAAGTATAAGAGATGCTGGGTTTCAAAATGTATTTAAAGGATTAGGTAAAGCTGTTGGTGGTGGGCTAGATGTAATCAACCCTAAAAAAGACACTTCAGATGTTAATTCTTTATCTGATATACAATCTCAAAACAAAGCAAAAAAAATTGCGTCTGATGAAAAAAACGTAATGGTAGATACCAAAAGAGAATTAGAATCACTAAATAAATTAAAAGAAAACGTACGTCAAGATACTAATGTCTCTTCTTTTGTTAAACCTAGAGTACCTTCTAGTTTTACTAATGAAGAGCTAGATGATAAGTTAGCTACTGAAGGTATAGAAGACTATATTAAAGATCCATCTTTACGTAATCTTTCTGGATTTAACAAAGGAGGGAAAGCAAAGAAAACCCCTGGTAAATTTTCTCATAATAAAAATCCTATTGACATAGTTCAAGAAGGAGATAAGATTGGAGAGATGACAGGAGGGGAATATATCTTTAATCCTGATCAGGCAAAACAGTTAAAGTCTTTATCTAAGAAAGGAAAAACTCCTCTGCATAAGTTTGTAAATAAAATGCTTAATAAATCACAATTTAAATAAGAGATGGCAGATCCTAATCCATATGTAATAGAGTTTGATGACTTTAGCGAAAGGTTTCAAAGAAATCAAAACAGAAAGCTTGCTGAAGAAGAAGCGGCTATGGCATACTATGATAATTTCGCTGAGATTAATGGACCTTTTACAGAGGGAGTTAAGCCAGAAATGCAAAATTTATGGAGCCAAATTGAGGGTCAATTTACTTTAGGTAATTCTACACCTCAAGGTAGGAGACAAATAAAACAACTTTATAATGACTATAAAAATTTAGCTTCAGATGCTTTAAATTTCAGCACTCAATTAGGTACTGACATTGCATTAATACAACAAAATCCTGCTAAGTATAAAAATCCAGAAGAGCTTTTACTGAGTCTACAAGAAGCTCAATCTTCACCTGTAAGTGCTTTTTCTATTTCTGAATTTGCTAATAATGTACCTAAAGCTGCTGATAATCTAATGTATAAAACCCCTGTTTTAGTTCCAGGTGATGCCGCTGAAAACTTTATTAAAACATTTTCAGAAGACCAATTTTATAATACTACTGGTGAAAGGAAAACCTTAGAACAACTTCAGTTAACTGTGGATAATATTCTTTTAGGAAACACATACAATAATGAAGATATTGCTTCAATGCTTTCTTCTGTATTTGATGATCCAACTATGTTGGAAAGAATGGGCGGTGCTGCAGCTATGTTAGAATTAGCTAAAGCAGAAGAAGGGACTCCTGAATACGAAGAAAGAACAAGACTCTTAGAAATATACAGAGGAAAATTAGTTGATGAGCTTGTTAATCGTCTAGACCTCAATACAGAAAGCGAGAAGAGATATATAACTGCACAAAGAGTTGCTGCAGCAAAGGGAGAAACAGAAGAGCCGTATTATATTTCAAATGTTAACACTAGCTCATTTAAAATTAATGATGAGGGAGTACTTGAACGTGGTGAATTAAGAAGTTATCCTTTTGCTGTAGATTTAAAAAAGTCTTTCAAACAAACTTACAAAAACAAAGAATTAGATATTGATAGGGTTGCTTTTGATGGCTTAGGAAACCTTGGTTTTATAGTTAGTGAAACAATAAAAAACCCTCTTGATGACGAAGAATTTGTAAGCACAACATTTATACCTGAAAAAAATATTCCTGGAGCTTTAGCTAGAGTTCAAAAAACAAATCCTAGAATTGGTAAAACTTTAAATGATATTCAATTGCAAAACGCTCCCCTTTTTCAAAAAAATAGAGAAGGTGATCTAAAACTAAATTCTGAAGGTTTAAAAAATGTATTTGAAAATGACAAAGATATCAATGTAGAAATTGACATAGATAAATTAGCAGATGAATATAACAAAAGAGAAGAAAATAAAAAAACGCACGGGGAAGGTTTAGATTCCAATTTTTCTAAAAAAGACCCTGACATTGTAAGAAGACTACATTATTCTAGTCAAAAGAGATTTAATGAGTTAAATGAAGAACAACGATCAAGAGTAAAAACAAGAGCTGAAGAAACAATAAAACAATCTTCGGATGAAAAATCTTCTGGTATCACTAAAAAATTCAAGTCTGATGAGATTAAAAAATTAAAAAGTATAAATGCAGCAATTAATGAGATCGACATATTAGGTGATCAAGATGTAGTTGATGAAGCTAATTTATTGTTAGGTAATTTTATAAAAACAAAAACAGAATCAATAGCATCTCAAGATATTTCCAATGATAAAAAAATATCGCTTTATGATGATTTAGCTAAAGAGATAGAATCTAAATTAAAAACTCTTGATCGTTACAATAGCAGTTTGCGAAATAAGCCTTTAGATTTAGATCAAGTTAAATCCTTCATAGAAGAATTAAATAAAAAAAATAGTTCCATATTATATCAAGGAAAGTTCAAAGAGGGAGGTAGGGTGTCTGAACAAAGTCCACTTGGTAGAATTTTTAATAGATTTAGAAAAGCATTAACACAGTCTTAATATGGAAGATGAAGAGTTCTTCGAAAAGCTTCAGGAAGCATCACAGGTTGACACTCCTGAAAATGTATTAGACTACTTAAGGTCTGATGATAGGTTTACAGAAGACCAATTGTTTAAAGCTGAAGAATATTTAAGTACCCAAACTCAAGTACAAGAGCCTTCATATAAAGGATATGATGTTGTTGAAGAGGAAGTTGTTTTAGGGGGGAGTGATGATGATGAATTTGAATCAAGATGGATTTCAGATGACCCTAATGAGATTCAAAAGGTTATAAACTCAGGTGTCGCTTCTGGAATACTCGCTAAATTAATAGACAAAGGATCTACAGACTTTGAAAAAATTTCATATTATAATAGAATCCTTCAAGAAAACCAACCTAAAGAAGGAGATGTTCTTTACAGCGATAGCCTTATTGGTGGTTTTGCTTTAGATGTTTTAAGGACAGTTCCTCAGTCATTTATCAGTATGGGTGTTGCTGCTCCATCTGCATTAACAGAAGCTGCTGTCGGGGCTGCTAGTGGTAAGGGAATAGGGGCTGTGGCAGGTTCTATTGGAGGACCAATAGGTACAGCAATAGGGTCAGTTGTAGGCGGTGTTTCAGGAGGTTTTGCGGGATTGGCTGGAGGTACTTCTTACGCCATAGAGTATGCTAATGCTGTAATGTCATCTCTTCAAGAAGCTGGCGTTGATACTACTAATGAAGAAGCTTTATCTAATGCATTTAGTAACCCTAGCATTATGGAAAAAGCAAGATTGTATGCAAACAAAAGAGGCATACCTATCGCTTTATTTGATGCTGTATCTGGTGGATCAGGTGGTAAAATTGCTGGTGCTGTTGCAAAAAGTTCTAGAAAATCACTAGGTTTAAAAATAGGTGAAGCACTACCCTCCGCTGTGAAAAGAAAGGCAGTCCTTGCAGAATTGGGAGCTCAATCCTTGTTAGGTGGATCAGGTGAACTTTCAGGTCAGGTTATATCGGGTGATGAAATAGATGTAAGAGATATTCTTTTAGAAAGTTTTGCAGAACTAGCACCTGCATCTCCAAGTATTTTAGCTGAATACGTTAAGTCTAGAAAACAAGAAGGAGAACCTTCTGGTTCTGAACAAACTATTGTTGATTTAAACAATAAAATTAACGAAGAAAATAAAAATGCTTCTCCTGAAGATAGGCTTTCTGATGAGCAGAGAGAAGAGCTTTCTGATGAAATTGTTTCTTTTGCTGAGGATTTCTCTACAGAAATTTTATCTGATGATAAAAAATATCAATCTTTAAATAAAGAAATATCAGAAACTAAAAATAATTTAAATTCACCTAATGTACCTGAAGAAACTAAAAAGGAACTTCTTGATGGGGAATTTAAAAAATTACAATCAGGTATAAACGAAATTAAAAGTAAGCTTAAGGAAAGGATTTTAAGTTTGAGTCTTACTGAATTTGAAAATGTACAGACATTAGCTAGAGAGTACAAACTAAGATTAAGTGCTCCTGGAGAATATCAAAAGCAAAAGTCTATTGCTTTAATGGATGAAATTAAATCTATTATTTTTCCACCAGAACCTACAGCCACAGAAAGAATAAAACAGGCAGCTAGGGAAAAAAATCTGCAACAAAAAGAAACTAATCAAACAGAGAAAGAGCAGAAAAAATTAAATACAGAAGCTAGATCTTCCTTTAATGAAATCGAAAGAGAAAATAAAGCTCAAAAAAAACAAGATTCAGAAAATAAAGCACAGCAAGAAGAGAAGATAGAAAGAGAAAGGTTAACAGCAAACATAAATCAACTAGGGATTTTTGAAAACAAAGAAGGTGTTATAAAAATAGACAGTGAAAATGAAAATACAATTGTATTTGAAACGGAAGATGAGATAATAGAAATTGGTCAAGTAAAAGACGAGCAAGGTAATGATCAAGTAGATTTAGTTTCAGAAAAAGGTATTGAAATAATCGAAGGGCCATTATCCGTAAATTCTGGGACAGACGCATTAGCCGAAAAATTAGGTGAATATAAAAAAATAAAAAAAAGTCAACAAGAACGGCCCGTTAGAATAAAGAAAGAAGTTAAAGTAATTACTGAAGAAAGAGATTCAAAACAATTAAAAGAATTAAATAAAACAGAGAAGGAGCTTAATGCTTTAAAGAAACAAGGAGATAGAGACCTTAAGGAAGCAGAGGCTCTCTTTTTAGAAGAAATGGCTTCTGAAGAAAAGAATAAAGATTTAGTTCAAGTTAAAGAAAATATATTTCAAGTAGTTAAAAAGAAAGATGGCTCATTCACTGTCTCTAAAATGAGAGAAGATGGGAAACTAGTTGGAATAAAAGATGAAAAATCTAGACAGCAAGCTATAAATGAGTTTAAAAAAGAAAAAACTGAAACAGAAAATAGGCTCATACAAGAAGCCGATAACAACATAAAGGAATATGAAAAATTAATAAAAGAGGATTTAGATAAATCTACTACTAGTAAAACGACTGCTCTTGATTCAGATTTAAAACGCTTGGAGTCTTTGTATAAAAGAAAAATTGAGTTAACAGAATCAGATGAATCAAGCAATACAAAAGATTTAATAATAGAATTTCTTGATGCAGCGATAAGGGTTACTTCAACAAGAGGAAACGCATATGACGCAACACTAGGTATACCTTTATTTATGGCTAACAACTCTTTAAAAGTTGTTAGAGCTGCTTATCTAGCAGGTAAGTCTTTAGCTCAAGCAATTGATGATGGTATTAAATACATAAGGAAACAGGGATCCACAGTAGATAAGGTTAAATATGACAAATTTATTTCAGATAATATAAATCAAGTAAAACGAAAAAGAAAACCAAAGAAAAAGAAATCTCCTAAGAAAAGAAGAGCTATAAGCAAAAAGCCTACACCTACACCTGCAAGCACAACTCAAGTTAAAGAAACTACTGTTGCTGAAGATGGTACTGTAACTACTCCTCAAACTCCTGGAGCTGTTATAACGCTGGAGAAGAAAGGTAAATACGCTGAATACTTAAGTATATTTAGAAGAAGCGTCATAGATAAATATGAAGATATAATTCAACTTCAAAATAAAGTCTTAGAATCTGTAGGGCGTTTGAGCTTGAGTTCTGATTTTAAAAACGCTCTGTCTACTTTAGATGGTAAGGTTCAGGATCAGTTAAAAAAGATTATAAATCCCTTGGAAATAGCAACGGCTGAAGCTATTAAAAAAAGCGGTAAAACTTTAGATCAAATAGATCAAATTGCCACAGCTTTCTTTGCTCAAGATAGAAATAAAAGTATACTTGAAAAAACAAAAAACAGCAAGAACGTAAACACAGAAGGATCAGGTATGTCCGATAAAAAAGCTCAAGAAATTCTTGAAAAAGAGTTGGGCTTCACTAAGGAGCAAGCTCAAAGTCCTAATCTTAAAAATGCAGATAAAAAGATTAGAGATGCAATTGAATCTATTCAAGATATAAATAAAGCAAGAAGAGATATATTAGTTAAGACTGGCTTGGTAAGCCAAGAGCAGGTATCTCAATGGGCTATAGAGTATCCTAATTACATTCCGTTATCAGGGTTTGCTAATCTTAAAGAGAATAAAATAGTACGAACTCAGTCTGGTAGAGGATTTAAGGTTTTTAATCAGAGAGAAGCTAAGGGAAGGGAAAGTGAATCAGGAGATGCTGTTAGTGAGTCTATAAACAATCTTCAGAATACTATTATTGAAGGAAATAAAAATAAAGTTCTTCAAAGGTTATTTAATTTAGTTAAAGAAAACCCTATAGTTGGTGCTGATGGTGAAAGTGTTTGGTCAGTTTTAGAACCAAAAAACAAAGAACAACTTAGTAGTTTTAATGCTCAGTCTAATGAAAAAGATAGCGGGGTATTAAGGGTTATGATAAATGGGGAAAGTAAATTCATACAGTTCTCAGACCCAAGAATGGCAGAAACAATGAAGGGAACTACCGTGTTTGACCCAGGTGATATGAAACCCATCATTAGATATGTGGCTGGTTTAAATAGATTTTTAAGCTCAATGATAACTACATATGATCCTGAGTTTATATTTAGAAACTTTGCTAGAGATATACAAGCTGGTTTATTTAACCTTGTAGGTGAAGAGACAAATAAGGGTGGTGTTCTCAATGAAGCAAAAGTTAAAGGACTAGCAGGTAAAGTTCTTTCTGGGGTTCTTCCTTCTATTAAAGCTATATATAATGTGGAAGGTAAAAAAACTAAGGATTTAAATACCAAAGAAAAATACTATACGGAGTTTGTTGCGGATGGTGGTAAGACAGAATGGTTTTATTCTAGGTCTCCTGAAGAGTTTAAATCTAACATAAAAAATCTTGTTGAAGGGAATAAAGAAAGCAGTATAAAAGCGGCCAAAGATTTTGCGGAAAGGGTAAACACATCTGTAGAAAATGGAATCCGTCTTTCTTCTTATATAGAAGCTCGTGAAGCTGGAGTATCTAGAGAAAAGGCCGCTGAATTAGCTAAAGAATTAACTGTAAACTTTAATAGGAGTGGTGAATACGGTACTACTATTAACTCTTTGTATCTTTTCTTTAACGCTTCTATTCAAGGAACCAATAGATTGGTAAAAACATTAAAGCCACAGTTTGAATTCAATGAAAAGACAGGTAAGAAACAACTTAAAGTTACTAACTCACAAAAGCTTGCCGCAGGATTAGCGGTGTTTGGTGGGGTTATGTCTATCATTAATGAATCGATGAGTGAAGATGATGATGACGGTGAGTCTTATTATTCTAAGATACCTGAATTTGTTCGTGAAAGAAATCTTATTATTATGAATCCTTTAAGTAAAAAAAAGGGTGATTACGTTAAGGTCCCACTCCCTTATGGTCTTAATGTTTTTTATGTGATAGGAAATTCTTTGATGAACGCTAATCAAGGAATTACAGATAAAGGTGAAGTTCTAGGGGATATATTTACTGCATCACTTGGATCATTTTCTCCTTTAAACTTTCCTTCATATGGGTCAGATGCTACAGCTTATATATTTAAAGTATTAGCACCTACTCTTGGTCAGCCAATTATCAGCTTAATTGCCAACGAAAACTTTTTTGGAAGAACTATATATAGTGAAGAAAACCCTTGGTCTAAAACACCAAGACCAGCTTCTGAGTTAGGAAGGGATAGGTTTAAAAATCTTGAATCTTGGACTAAAGCATTAAATAAAGCTAGTGGAGGATCTGAATTTAGACCTGGTGCTATTGATCTTAACCCAGACAAAATGGGTTTTGTTTTTGAATGGTTTACAGGAGGTGCTGGAAAAACAATTGGAAGAACCCAAAGATCATTAAGAAAAGTTACTGAAGGAGAATTGCCTGAAGCAAGAGAGATTCCTTTCTATAGAATATTTATGGGGCAAACAAATGACTATCAAGATCGTTCTGAATACTACAATAATGTAATGCTAATAAATCAATTGACTAAAGAGGCTGAAAGCGGACAGCTAAATAAAAAAGATAAGATTTCTGTATCTCGAATGAAGTACATTAGTAAAGATGTTTCTTCTAGATTAAGAAAGATCAGAAAGTTAAAAGACAGAACAGAAAATGCAGAGCGTCAAGAGTATTTAGAGAACTTAGAAAAAGCTCAGATGTTAAGATTTAAAAAGTCGTTTAAGAAATTCGACATAGAAGACATAAAGTAATACCCTACTGTAGTTGAGTTCACGCTAGTTATCTTATTTAAAATACACGAACTTTGTCGTATGAAAAAATTCCTAGAGATCTTTAAAGATAGCAACGATTGGAATGAGAAAACCATTATTGGATTCCTTTCTTTTGCTGTAATGTCATTCGTTATTATGGCTGATGTCATAACTGGTTGGGTTGGTAAAGACCTAGTAGTTAATGAGTTCATCTACAATTCTTTCTTGTTAGTTACACTCGGATCATTCGGTATATCTGGATTAGAAAAGTTTGCAGGAAAGAAATGAGTAAACCCAGATCACCCATAGATAGATTAGATTCGTTTGGAGAAGATAGAGTTCTTGGTATTAGTATCAAGTCGCTTATAGCTATAGGTCTTACTGCGGCAATGGCAGCGTCTGGTTATGGAATGCTGAAGCGTGATATAGAGATTGCTATGACAGAACCAGTTCCTCCAGTAACAGCTGATGAATTCAGATTACAGACAGAGATAATTGATAACGCTATCTTAGAAACAAAAGAAGATATATCAGAAATCAAACAGCAAATGAATCGTATGGAATCACGATTATTTGAAAGCTCTAGACGATGAAATGTTCCACACTAAGTTTAATTCTTCTAGTAGTTTTATTACTAGCGGGATTCACAAGTTGCTCTACCCAATGGCATCTCAAGAGAGCGATACAAAAAGACCCAACGATCTTAGTTCAGGACACAGTGATTGTAACGGACACGGTTGTGACAAAGTCCACTACTGTATTGGATACGATAACCATCTCAAAGATAGATACAGTAGAGATCGTAAAGAACAACTTCCGAGTAAAGATTACGCGGAGCTATGACACTCTAATAATAGATGGCGGCTGTGAGTCTGATACTATAGTAAGGACAGTCAATGTACCTTTCGAGAAGATTGTTTACCAGGAGAGAGAGAAATGGTACCACAAGCTTTACTTTGGTTCGTTCCTTTTATTAATACTTATGTTCTTCTTGGGATTGTTTAAGAGACTATTTCAGCACGCCTAAGAACCACAAGTTTCACAATCATCTGGGTTATCAATATTACAAGTAGGTTGTTCTTTTTGTGTAAGATCTTCTAACCACGAATCAAAGGGGTCTTTAGCCATTTTAGGAATAATAAAAAAGTAAAACCCCTACGCTTTGTAGAGGTGAACACGAATTTACTACATAGTATTTTACCGTAGATAGCTGTGATTTTATTGAAAGAAACTAGTGATGTTTGTCCCCTTATTTATGTCGTAAAAACCTACCTGCTTGGTTATCATAAAGGTATCGTTAAAGTCAGTCTCTTTAGGCATCTTTTTACCTCTCCATTCAGGCTCATCAATATCGTTCAACCTAAATGCCCAAACGCCAAATGGTGTCGAATTTATGTAAACAGGATCAACTCCAGAAGCTTTGCTTCTTTCTAAAAGACCTTCATATTTTAGCTTTTCTATAACTAGTCTGCTGTAATGAGACTTGCGACACTTAAGCTCTATTTGGACTCTGTGCTTATTAGAATAGCAATCGTACTTAGAAAACCTATCTTTCGTCTTTTTAAGATCTGGAAGCAATTGATTTTTTAAAGCATCAAAAAGTTCTGATTCTGTGTTAAAGGGATTGTTTCGGTAGTCACTCATAGCCCCCTCATCCTTAGAGAGTTAATGTCGCTTAACTTATAATGCTTCTTGCAGTATTTATTCAAGTTCTCCCCAAGCTCTTGAGCTCTCTCTAGAGTCATATCATCAATGGCTCTTTTCCAATCTCCAGGATTACTACATAATATACCAGTCTTGTTATGTTTTATAACTTGTTTGTACGGGGATACATTAGATGCAATGATTGCTGTCTTGGTATATCCAGCTTCAATTACTTTAAGTGCAGACTTGCAACGGTTAAACTTATTGTTTAATAGAGGAGATATAGATACGTCAAAATGTTTGTATAAACCACCATATTGATGAACGTCTTTAGGGAGTAACTTATGCTTGGCTTTGAGTACGTCCATATAGTTCATAAGGTCCATACAATATGATTCCTTACCCTCTAAAGTAACTCCACCCATAGCTTTCATATCTTCCTGGTGACCGTTGGCTCCTACATAACCAAATCTAACTACGTCAGTCGGTTCTTTTTCAATGTCTTTCCATTGTTCTTCTTTTTCGTATAAGGTGTTAGGAATAAGTCTATAAGTGACATTTGGGTTAATTTTTTTCATTCTATTAATGAGGTACTCAGAGGGGCACCATATCTCATCAGCTATTTTAATTGTCTTTTTAATCTCTGGACCCGCTACTTTTTCGTAATGCTTATGTGCTGGGTTGTCTTTAGGTAAATACCAAAAGTCATCGTTATCTAGTATCAGCTTTACATCATTGTCTAATAAGAACTTTTTAAAAGCTTTATGATTAGAAACAGTACACCTTCTAGACGTAACTAAGTTCTTAACCTTAGTCATATCAAAATCTTTAAGCTCGTTATAGCTTTGAAAGAAGTGTATATTAAGTTTCGACTCTGCCTGCATACGCAGAAAAGGTGTCATTAACCTATGGTAGTTAATACCGTTTAGTCCATCAAGGAATATTAATGTCATCATAAAATTCTAATAGAGCCGCTCTGATCATATCAAACTCTAGCTCAATATCTTTTTTGTATTTTCTTATTGTGTTATGAAGTCTATCGCTATCTACTCTAGGTGAGCCAGAATTACCGTGTAAACTTTCATACAGTTCCGTAGCTGAGTTATGCATCCTATTGGTTGTTAGGAAATATATCTCACTCAATTGTTTTAAATCCATAAACTTTTATTTTCACTCTGAAGGTGTTTTTCTCCAGGTTTTCGTTGAAGGTAGTCGACTGTGAAATAAAGTGTTTTGGGTTATCGTCTTTAACATAATCAAACTTTCGCAAATAATCCGCAAGAAACTTGCTACAACATATAGCGTTGTCAACATCAAAGCGGCAGTTAAAAGAAACATCAAGTGCAAATTGCTCCATATAGAATCTGTCGAAAGACTGTAGAGCTGTCTCAATATGTTTCCAATATTCTTCTTTGTATTTTTTACGAACCATAAAATGCCTTCCCGAATAGAAAACATTGAGGCTAGGGGGTTTAGGTAACGTAAGTTCAAGTTCTTCATAATCACTTTCCACTCATCTAAGATAGGTCAAACTTACCTGAATCTAATGATAAGGGCTTGAAATTCTTGTCACCCATAGGGTATATTCTAAATCCAGTTTTGGAAGCATTCATCTCAAACAATACAGGCTCATCGTAACTAGTTGGCATTCCTCCCGTTTCTTGTGATCGAACTTTTCTTACGTGAACCTCCATTGTGTTTCGTAAATCAAACTCTGGAGCCATAATTTTTCTATGAAAAGTCAAGAAATTATCACTACGATTAACCATCTTACCGCCCCCTTCTGTGTCTTCTGCATAAGGAGCTGGCTGAAGTCCATCCATACCCTTCCTCCTTGCCGCCTCTGTTATGGCGTGAGTATTTAACCACACAGCTATGTTGTTAGCGTTACTAAATGTTAACAGCTCTGATGCGGCTTCATAGTGATATTCGTGAGATGAAAGCAAGCTATTACTCATAGTTATTTTTAAAGAGTTATAAGGGTCTATTAAAAACCCATCATAACTTTTCTGCTTTAAAAGTTTTTCTGCAAACACTAAAAGATCTGTGTAGCTGTAAACCTCTTCGTTGCTTATAATAGTAAAATGATTATTGATCCACTTGTATGCGGCAACTCTTTCTTCGTAATGCATTTGATTAATAGGTACATCCACCAAAAACTCCATCAGCTTCATCTTTACTGCGGCAGTCTTGTTTTCTGAAGAGTATATTATCCATTTCCAATCGTGTAGAACTGAGGATGTTACCATAAGATACATAGCCATAGTTGTTTTACCCACGTTACTATGTCCATTTATAATTGTAAATTCTTTTTTAAATAGAAAATGTTCATCTAAACGGGAGCCTGTAGTAAGTCCCCTGGCAATGTCTCCTCTAGCAAATTTATTAATCCACTCCATATCCTGATTATCGGAAGATATAAATGACATATCTCCATCATTGATACGCATCTCTCGTTTAATCCTTTGCTCATCTTCTAGCGTTTCTTTAATAGGCTTTCGCTTCCCTTCCTCAATACCATCAGTAATTGTTTTCTTAGCGAGTTCAATATCATCAACACTAGACATTTTTTGAATCTCCCTTAATAGAACACGCTCTACCTCGTCCCGTTCCATCCTACCTACAGCTATATACCCTCCGCACAATAACGAAGCCCTAAGTAATGTATTATGTTTGTCACCGTCTTCAGATCTGCGAATCATCTTAGAAGCTATACTTAGTTTTTCATAATCAGTATATAGATCAGATGAAACTGCTGTTTGGCTCTCGGAAGACTCTGACAACATCCCTCCAAACTTATCGCTTGATTCATTATATATTAGATCAGGATCTAAGCTCTCAAAACAAGCTCTAGCTTCATTAATCCCAGAAGGATCGACTTCTAGTCCATAAGTTTTCTCAAAGTAAGTCTGTAAAGCCCTGAAATGATCACGATGTCTTTCTGGATTTGATATCTTGACAAGAACTTTAAGACCATCACCCGATGGAGATATCCAACAAGCTCTTACAAATTTATCTGTAGATAATAAAGCTTTAGAAGACTCTGTGTCTATGTGATCGAAGTCTAATATAATAAGACCACTATGACCTAATATATCTTCATCTTTCCTTCCTTTAAAAACCCCTGAGAAAAGAGTGATGGGGAGAGTCTTTTTTTTGCTCTTATCTCCAGCTCTTATTTCTTCAATTATATTTTTAGAATTTCCCTCTATAATCCTTTTCAAAGAGTTTTCCAAAAGAACATAGTGGGGTTCGTCCGTTTTAATAACAGAGGGAAACATTGTTACTTTCTCCATCCTAAACTTTTTCTACTTTTAGTAGTTCTCTGTCTACAAATATTTCTCTAATAGACATAGTGTTTATTGCGTGTATAAACGATGAAGCCACACACTCAAAAGCTATTTCACAAGGGTCTAGTTTAAATATTCTAACGTAGCCTTTTAACCTACTAGGGAGAAGTATGCGTCGATTGTCTTCTTTTTCTATTTTGTACGTAAAAATATAATGATGATTAGTTACGCTGACTCGTTCATTTAATATGTCATCTACTTCTTTATATTTTTCTGCATACTCTACATCTACAAAGTTACCTTTTTTGTTCTTTACTAAGCTTGATTTGTGCTTGTTTATGTGATGTATAACAGTAGAATGATCTTGATTTAATAGTTTACCTATCTCTAAAAAAGTCATTTTAGTGTTCTCTCTCAATATAGCGCAGAACATTCTCTTAGCTCTTACTGAATCACGATGTCTTCCTTTTGTTTGCATTCTCATAACACTCACCCCACAAACAGCAGACACTTGTTCAAATACGGACTCAGCATTTAATTTAAAATTCGTTATCATAGTCTTCTTCTTTATACCAGCTTGACCTGGAAATTGTTTTTGTTTTATAAATTTTTACAACTCTAATATTTATAGCGGTCTTTGGAATCTTAGCAATCTTCCGTACATACTTTATAGTGTCAGAATGTCTATTCATATCTAATAGATTCTTAGCTCTTGTAAGAATGATAAATGGAGATATTTCTCTTCCTTTATTATGGTTTAAAAAAGAATTTCCCTTTTTAGTCTGCCAAAAGATTTTACAATAATGCTCAAATATTTCTTGACCTTTTTTCAATACACAGTCAATGACACTATATAATTAAAATAATTCTTGCAACCTTCCTTATCTCCGCTTAAGATTGTTAATCCTTCACGTTGTAGGTTCCACTCTTTATTCTTTTCATTATATATTATTTCGTACTTACTATTTATATTTTTCATTTGTACAAATATCTTCTTCATATTTCTTTTCTGTTCCTCCACATCTTAGCTACAATTGATCTGCGCTGGGGAGTAAATTTATACTTCGACCTTAGTCTTGCCATTGCTATCCTGTAAAACTGATCAAACTCTGATTCTTCTTTGTCTCTTTTCATAATAAAGAAGGGGAGGCATAAACCTCCCCTAGTTTAATTTAGAACGGCAAAGCCTCCTCAGTTTTTACATTTCCTTGGCTACTATTATATTTAGTAGTAACACGAGGGTTAACTACTGATATAAAAGCACCGCCATCAGATTTGACAACTAAGTCCATATTGACGTTCCCACTTTTAGTAAGATACTTTTTAAGCTCTTCTAATTGTGTTTCTTTAAATGAAATACCCCACTTCTTGACACCACTGTCAAACTGCTTCATCTCACTAACGAAACCTATATATACATTTCTTTCTTCACTCATAATTATTAAATTTCCCCTTGTAAATAAAATTTATCAGACGCTTTGTCTTTTTCAAAGTATTCAAGAACAGTTCTTACACCCTTCTTGAACTTTGCTTCTCCGAACCCAAGAGTTTTGTCCGAAGCTTTGTATACCGCAGGTAAATACGGATACGCTTTTTCTTGTACAACCCAGTAAAAATCGGGTATGTCAAACACTTTACTGTACAAGTATGCTTGTATATCATAAGAATAAGAGATCACATCTCTAGGGAACGATTTTGCCCCTCTAGAACTCTTACTGTCTGATATAAAACCATCACCCAGGCAGTCTAAGAATCCTCTTACAACAATACCTTCATAGTCATCAAAAAGATTTATCTCTTCTTTGAATTCTATTTGATAGCTTCCTTTTAGGTAAATATCCCTAACACCGCAAGTGTCAAGTCTATCTATCATTTCCATAGCTTGTTTATGATCTTCCAAAGTCACCAAAGCCTTTTCTCCTTGTCCTTGTTCTTCTTTCCACTCCTTGTAAAGCTTTGTAGACTTAGGTTTTTTACCACCAATCTCTTGAAGTATTTCATTTTCATTAAGTACAAGAAATCTATCATTAAACTTATGTGGTTCAAACAATAAGCAATCATACATAGAGCCGAACTCTAATGCTGTTGATGTCCTTTTTAATTGTCCTTTCATATACATCTCAAAGAGACGCATATCTTGAAGGGCATATTTTACTGATGAATAAGACAGATAGCTTTTACCTGTTTTTTCTTCGAGTATTTTAGATACGTTTTTCATTCTTTTTGGGTTAAGCTTATTGATTTAACAGCTACATTATCACATATTCTATTCACAAAAATCACAGCCTCATCTCTCGTAAGAAATTCCTTACATATATGTTTCCAATGTGCAGGCCTCTTAGCTTTATGTCTGTCGTGAAGATGATAGTTAACTTCGTACGGCATTATTTTACCGCCACGTTAAGTTTAGCTAACTCAATAGATGTTATTTCGTTTCCGTACTTATCTTTCACAGCTTCTAATCTTACTTGTCGATCAGGGGAATTCTTACCCTCTCTAACATAGTCTAAAGCTTTATTAAAAACGCCTGAAGAGTCTTTGTTCTCTAATTGAGTTGGCTTTTTCATCTGTGGCTTATGATCATTAGTAGCGTCACTATCTTGAGTATCATCAATTAAAAATAAATTACCTAGAGCATATTTTTTACCATAAGAGGACGCAGAACCAAATTTTTGGGGCATTTGCATACCTTTTTGGTCCAAATCAACTCCTACCACTGCTGTGCTGTAAATACTACTCTCACCATCGGAAAGCGTAGCTTTAGATTCTAACATAGGAAATGAGCTGTCGAGTTCAACTACTCGCTCATTTATAATTACCGATACCCCCAGCTCTAAGAGATATGGTTTTGTAGCTTCTAAAATATCTTCTGCGCTTCTAAAATAGTATTTACCAAACGCATTAAATCTACTTTTTTTAGATTTAAATTTGGTTTGAATTGTGGCGAGCTTTTCATTAATAGTCATACTGAATTTGTTTAAATTAATTTAATTAAGTGATCAAATATCTACATAAATAACGTAACACGCAACTTATTTAGAACCCTGATCAAGGGGGGTTTTTTTGTTTTCTTTTGCTATAATTAATAGAATTAAATAACCGCAAAGATCAAATAGAGTATCCTCCGTCTCATCGGCTAGTCCTCTGTTTTGTATGCGTGAAAGCTTATCATCTATCCTGGCGCATAAAGAATCAACAGCGTTTCCTTTAGAAAATATATTAATTGGGTCTAATGCCGAGTTGCCATAGGC